ACTTCTGCTAGTGCTAACCAGTTCTATTACACAGCAGGGACACAGAACGATTCAAGTAATAACTCTGGTAATTGCACAGTCGTACCACAAAAGAAACTATCAACAGTTGATATTGCAGACGAACTTGCAGATCAATTAAATACAATTAGTGGGTACACAGTTAACAACGATGACTACATAATCCATATCAAGAAAGATGATGGAAGTGATTATGAAGTTACAAGCAAGGATGACAAAACAGGAGAAGGAACCAAAGCAATTAAAGGTGTTGTCGATGACTTGGATGACTTACCTATCAAAGGGTATGAAGGGTTTATTGTTAAAGTACAAGGCTCTCAAGCCACTAGGTATGACGACTACTATGTAAAGTTTACAGTCAATAAAGACTATGCAACCCTTGGAGAATATGGTGATGGAGTATGGAGAGAGACAGTAGCACCAGGGATACAATATAGATTTGACGAGGCAACAATGCCTCATGTATTAATTAGAAATTCAAATGGTACTTTTACTTTTCAAAAATATATAAAGCAAGAAACTTCTGCTACTTACGCACAATCAGGGACAACAGTTACTGTTACTAAAACAGATCACGGACTAGACAGTGGAACGCTTTTATTTGTTAGACCTTCTTCTGGTGCAGGAACTGCTGGTGTCTTTTCTATTAGAGCAGCCACTGCAAATACATTTACTTATACAGCAGGGCAAAGCCAAAGCACCAGTGGTAATGCAATCTATGGAACTACATGGTCAGGTCGTATAGCTGGTGATAAGAAGACAGCGTTAGATCCTACATTTGTAGGCAACACAATAAATAATCTAAACCTGTTTAGGAATAGGTTGATAATGCTATCCAACGAGAATGTCATCCTTTCTGCTAGTGATGACTATGGACGCTTCTGGCCTGAAACTGTTCAGACTATGGTGGACAGTGATCCAGTAGATCTTAGTTGCGGTGGTAACTCTATTAACATTCTTCTATCTACTGTCGCCTTTGCTAACACCCTTCTCTTATTTAGTAGGAACTCTCAATTCAGATTAGATGCAGGACTAAACGTAGGTTCTGCCTTAACACCTAAGACAGCCACCATTACACAGATGACTTCCTTTGACATGGATACATCTGTTGATCCGATAGCTGTTGGTCGTAATACATATTTCCCTGTACCTAAAGGAAACTTCAGTGGACTAAGAGAGTTCTTCTTACCTGACTCCAGTGGATCAGTACCTTTATCAGAAGATGTAACATCCAGTATCCCTAGATATATACCGACAAACTTATGTAGCCTTGTCTCTGCTGTGGCAGAAGATGCTGTTGCAATGCTTAGTCTTGATCAACCCAAGAGAATCTATCTTTATAAGTTCTTCTTTGAAGAAGATACAAAGCTTCAGTCAGCTTGGTCTTATTGGGAAGTTAGCGGTGCAAAAAAAATAATAGGTGCTGCAATTAAAGGTAGTGATCTCTATGTCATTACTGAATATGACGAAGATGGATCTTCATCTCAATCAGGAACTTACCTAGAGAAAGTATCACTAAGACCTGAGCAAGTAGACGCAGGAACAGAGATAGAAATATTGCTAGACAGGAAGATTACTGAAGCAGAAGTTACATCGACAAGTCTTAACAATGCTGGTGCTTTAGGTGTAGAGACTGTCATCACTCTTCCTTACCCTATCAACACTGGGGCAGACATGATTGTAGTAGGAAGATACGAGGCAGGTAATACTCTCTTAAGACAC